GCCATCTTGTCCAGTTATACCAGTAATTAATGCGACAGTTGTCATAAATAAATAAATTATTATATTTCTATATTAATTAAGATAAGTAATTAAGTAATATCAATGATTTAACTTTCTCCTTTATTTTTATGGAATTACAGATAATATTAAATGAAGGGAATGTGGTCACAAAACTAAATATAGATAATATAAAAATACAAAAAATGATGTTTATATTCAACGCTTTAGAAGATGGATGGATAATTGAAAAGACAAACGAATCCTATATATTTAGGAAAAAACACGAAGAAAAGAGGGAATTTTTTTCAGACTCTTACCTTAAAGAGTTTATAAAAAATCATATCGGTTTTTTTAAATAATTGAATTAAATTAAAAATCCAAAAATTTTTTTCTTTAGAGATATTATAAAATGGGTGGAGGTTTAATGCAATTAGTCGCGTATGGTGCTCAAGATGTTTATTTGACTGGTAATCCCCAGATTACTTTTTGGAAGGTAACTTATAGACGTTATACTAATTTTGCCATTGAATCTATTGAACAAACTTTTAACGGTCAAGCCGATTTCGGTAGACGTGTTCAATGTACAATTAGTAGAAACGGTGATTTGGCATACAGAACTTATCTTCAAGTAACTTTACCTGAGATTAATCAGCTAATGGGAACCGGTTATAACGCGGTTGGTGGTGTATCGACTGTTTATGCTAGATGGCTGGATTATCCTGGCGAACAATTGGTGGCTCAAGTAGAGGTCGATATTGGTGGTCAGCGTATTGATAAACAATATGGTGATTGGATGCATATCTGGAATCAATTGACAATGACCAGTGAACAAACCCCAGGTTACTTTAAAATGATTGGTAATATTACTCAATTGACCTTTATTACTGATCCATCTTTTGCGGATGTCGATGGTCCTTGTGACTCTTTGGCACCAAGACAAGTGTGTGCCCCAAGAAATGCCCTACCAGAGTATACTCTTTACATTCCTCTACAATTTTGGTTTTGTACCAATCCTGGTCTAGCTCTTCCTTTGATCGCTCTTCAATACCACGAAATCAAAATCACCCTTGATATTCGTCCTATCGATGAGTGTCTATGGGCAGTTACTACTCTAAATTGTAATGCTAATTCTTACAGTGGTTCTGGTGTCAGTGGGGGAAATTTAAATGCCCCTGGTGCCCAATATGCTCCTGGACGTCCTGTTCCTGCAGCAATCGCTTACAATCAATCTTTGGTGGCTGCCTCCATCTATGTTGACTACGTGTTTTTGGATACTGATGAGAGAAGGCGTATGGCACAGAATCCTCACGAGTATTTGATTACTCAACTTCAATTTACTGGCGACGAGTCTGTTGGTTCTTCGTCTAATAAAATCAAGTTGAATTTTAATCATCCAGTCAAAGAACTTATCTGGGTCGTCCAGCCTGATCAGAATGTAGATTACTGTTCGTCTCTTGTTTGTGATGCTACTCTTTTCAGAGTGTTGGGTGCCCAACCTTTTAACTACACCGACGCGATTGATGCTCTCCCTAATGCCATTCACGCCTTTGGTGGCCCTCAAGAACTTTCTGGTGAGTATGGTTTCATTGACGCCAAGGGTCTTTTCGAGGATGCCGGTGCTCAGGATGCTCAAGTGAGCGAGGACTTTACCGGATATTGGCATGGACCATCTAACCCATATAATCAACCAAATATGGGTGGAATAAATCCTTCTAATGATCTAGAGAATCCTCTCAACAACTACATTAACTCTGTTATGATGGATCAATCACAGGGACTTGTGCCAGCCACTTATTCCAAACCAAACAGCAATTCAACTGTCTCTGACGCAGGCACATTTGTCTTGAGCGAAACTTCTCTTGCTCTTCACTGCTGGGGTCTTAACCCAGTTGTTACCGGAAAGCTACAGCTCAACGGCCAAGATCGTTTCTCTGAACGCGAAGGTTCTTATTTCTCTTGGGTGGTTCCTTATCAGTGCCATACTCGCACTCCAGATGAGGGTATTAACGTCTACTCTTTTGCCCTTCGCCCAGAGGAGCACCAGCCTTCAGGAACATGTAACTTTTCCAGAATTGATAACGCTACTCTTCAGCTTGTTCTTTCCAACGCAACTGTCGAGGGCACCAAGACTGCCAAAGTTCGTGTCTATGCTACCAACTACAACATTCTCCGTATTATGAGTGGTATGGGTGGTCTAGCATACAGTAATTAAATGTCGCGTGTGTAAATTAATTTAAAAATATAAAAATATTTAAATTAATCCCAATGTAATTATTTTTTCCTTCGAGTAGAACTACGCATTCTTCTGGTAGAACTACGCATTCTTCTGGTAGAACTACGCATTCTTCTGGTAGAACTACGTTTACTTCTTTTTTGCCCCCCCCTTAAAAAAGAATTTAATGACAAAATATGACCGGCACGTGGATTTATTTGCCTAGATACACTGTCCTGCATTAATTCCTCTGTTCGTGGTTTGTAAAACTTTAATCCATATGTTGTATATTTATTTTCTGGCATTACACCCATTCCTGTTCCTACCTTACTGCCAGGAACATTCTTTAAATCCGTAAATTTAGCTGTATGATTCGTACGAGAATCAAAACCATCAAATTTTCCACTTATTTTACCACTGGCTTCCATCGGAAACTTAGTATTCAGAAGACCAGTATCAAGATCCAGAGGAAGACCAGTACCAGTGATAAGGTACTTCCTCATTTTGTTATTGTAATGCTCTCGCAAACCCGGGTCGGAAATCCAATAGGTTTGACCAACTTGTAAATCGTTAACTGGAACTAATTCCATATTACTAAACTCATCCTCCATATAAATATATTATATAAAAATTTTACGTTAAGTAAATCATTAAATTACAATTATAGCAGGATTATTTTTGAAAAAATTGGTTAGGTATTTTCTATTATTTGTAAATGATTAAAAAATAGTTTTAATATATGAGCATAATAATAGATGGCGTGGAATTATTGTATGATTCATATGACGAAGATGGATTTGGATATATAATAACATCTATAGGCCCACATGATACGATTATTGATGAATTTATAAAGATATTAGCATTTGAAATAAAACAATTTTACATGGCTGGACGAATAAAAATTATTCCAAATAAATGTGCCGAAAATTCTATGTTTTTATGCCATTATCTACAAGGCAGTTTAGAAAAATATTCTACAAATCGCGTTGATATTGGAAGATTAATAATTGTTAATTGGGTAAAAGGCAATGAAATTGGAAAAATAAAAGGTGTTTATGGAGAAACACGTAATAGCATTGGTAGACCTTTTCATGAATTATTATATTTATCACTAAATATTGAAGGTCAAACTTATCATATTGCGGTTGAAACAACATATATGCCCCATACCGTTTACAATTTTACGTCGGAACAAATGATTTTGAAGAATTGATAAAGACCCGTTATCAATGTGAGGATTTTTTCATTACATATTCATGCAATGAACCATATCAAGAAATTGTATACTCCGGGGGTAAAAGAAAACGAAAAACAAAAAGATTTAAAACGCGTTCGATAAAACGTTCGTCAAAGAGTATAAAACGCCGCCCCAAATCGTATCCATCACGACAAGCCAAACCGGCCATTTTTCAAAAATAGATAAATTGGTTGTCTCGTAAATTCCATAAATGACCATACCAAGTATAAAAGCATATCTGGCACTCTTTCCGGGTAAATAAATAAAATAATAATAACTAAAAAGAATAAACATGTAGCATATAAACATCGCTCCATAATTTAGTTTCTTAATCCCCAGCGCCTTGCGCGTATATTTTTGCGTCGCGGATAAATATATGGCGTCCAAAATTAGCATAATAAACGGAAAAAGTGGAATCATATATTATCAACCCATTTTTTATTTACGGCTTCGGTGCTTTCGAGGGCTCCTTCTACCCATCCTTGATTTGTGCTTATTAATTCTCCGACAACGAGAATTCCGGGAAAGGGGTGTTGTGCGCGTTTGATAAATTCTTTGCGATTTCCCCTCAGTGGTTCATAATAATGTGTTCCGATTTTCCAATAAAAATCTTTGATGGCAATCAAATCCAATGTTTCTGGAATTCCAAGAGCATTTTCAACTAATTTACAAAAATAGTCTCTATTCTTTGGTGTGTTGTTCGAATGCTTTTTTAGTAAATCGGCATCTTCGTTGTCTGAATAAGCAATCATAAACACTCCTTTTTCTTTATTCATTGGTATGATTTTTTTCAAAGGACCGGCAACAATTGTGTATCCGTCAACATATCGATTTATTATTTTAGTGGATGCTTTTGTGAATTTTCCATATACGCGTAGAAAAGACTGTCCATGGATTTGGCGATAAATAGGCAATGGTAAAAGTTTTTGAACAGTGTCTATCGCGGTTGCCAAAATAATTTTATCACAAGAATAATTCCCTTTATTCGTATATACAGTAAAGTTGTCTGACGCTTTAATTTTTGTTACGTTGGCAAAACAAAAATGGCGCCCTATTTTTTTCACTAATGCGTCAATCAATAAATTCCATGGAATGCTTACTCCTGTAAAATCGCTGAAATTATCTTCAAACCCATAATTGTAAAAGGTCTCATATGCGTCTTCGTTTTCGTAATCCGTGTATCCAGAGCAGACAACAAAATTCTTATACATTTCATTTCCTAATAAAGGTAATGCGAATTGTTTGAAAGTCTTTTTAGGGCGCGTTTCGGCAAATCTTTTTTTCAGGAGATGAAATATTTTTTTGACATTGCAGGAAAGTTGGGCATATTTTCGCGAAGAAACAAAGGTTGTAACGGGTATGTTTAATTCTTTTAATAAATCGTTTAATAGATGATCTTTGTTTTTACGACCTATCCCCGCACCAGTCATAACACGTGTTCCTTGAAACATTTCTGTCCCGATTCTTCCTCCAAGTTTATCTCTTTCAATGATTAATAATTTTACATCTGGTTTCATTTTAAGAATTTTATAGGCGCTATATAATCCGGCAATTCCTCCGCCAATAATGATTATATCCATATTATAATATTTTATATTTATATGTTACAAGAAGACGCGACGGAAGAATTAGATAGATCATCACATGGCTTAATAACACGAAGAGAAATTCGTAATACATTATCATATTTAAAATCATTTACTGATTGTTGTTTTAAATGGTTTTCTACTGATATCAGTTTTGATAGAAGGTTTCCGGAAGCAAATTGTAGAGACCCAAAAGAAGAAGACGCAAAAAAATTATTGGTACATATATCATATTATGATCTAAAGAGACAATGGGATTTTATTTTAGAAAATACTCGAAGTTTTTGGTTTTCTGGATTATTTCATTATCTTGGAGATGGTTACAGAATTGTTAATCGATTATTAACAGGTAGATGTATAGAATTAGTAAGAAGTGAATTTACTTTCTCAGAAAAAAATCATTGCGTTGGAGATAATCTAAGAGAAGCTGTTCATACTATTCAAATGTTGGATGTGTTATTTTATCAAATACCGGTAACAACAATGAACTTTGGAGTATACAGGTGTTATGAAACAGGAATGCCATCTTATCCGATAAGCGAATTTGGGTACGTATATTCATCTTTTTTATCAACAACATTGCTCTAAAATTTGCGCAAAATCACTGCGATTTAGACAATATAGTTAAAACTGTACAGGAAATCATATATATAGAAATACCACCTGGAAGCAAAGTATGCCCAATAATAAACCGAAAAAAAATAAATTATACTTTAGAAAGATTTACCGAATTTGAAATATTATTAGATAGAAAAGGGACTCTTGTTGAAATGACTCCTCAACAGAAAAGAATTATTAAAGATAAAATAGGACAAGTAGCATATGACACCCTTTCGGGATTTTATATTTATAATTCGTATCAGTTAGAAGAGATGGGGTTTTATACTCTTCCTGAGGATATTCTTCCGTATTTGGCGAAGGGTAAAACGCGTAGAAAACGAAAGCGTAAAAGAAAAACAATTAGGACTTAAATCGTTTTGATTTTCTTTTACCTTTTTTAGTTTTTCTGATTATTTTTCTGATTTTACGTGAGCCTCCGCGTCCGTAATATTCTGATTCAGGCATAGCTCGAGGGATTTTGCGGGTTTGTATCTCCTGGACCCGAGTTGCCCGAGGGATTTTTTCAGAATCTTCGTCTAAATCTTCTATGATAAATGTCTTAACAGGTTCTTGTATTTCTATATTGATAGATGCCTCAACAGGATCTTGTATTGGTTGTGTATCAGAGATTACATTGGAAATACGTTGATAATCTCTTAGTAAGTCGTCATACTTCTCTTTCAGATCATACATTTCTTCAAGTACATCGTATAACTGTTTATTTCTATCTATTTTGTTTTCGCTTAAAATATCTAAACATTTACCACTCAATTCTTGTGCTTTTGTTGAAATATAAAGATATTTATCCAATATTTCGGCTAAATCATTGTTGATATATACGTCAGCAACGCCATTTCTTTCTTGTAATTTTGCTATAGTTTCATAGCTAAATTGTCCATCGGGCGGGTAATTTACTAATTTGTTAAACTCAGAAACCAAGCCATCGATTTTTTTTCGTATTTTGTAAATTTCCTTTTAGGGAATAAAAAATTGTAAACACTCATATTTATAAAAATAAATATTATAAAATAAAAATGAAAAAATTTAAAGGTTAAAGTCGAATATAAAATGTTTGTCTATCGCAAAGAAGTATTGACCCCAGATAGCCTTTCGGCGTTCTATGCCACACCGTACCCGGGAATGTCCCGAAGCCAGAACGACCGAAACAACAAGACAAGAGAAAACATTATTGGAGCCATCATAAATAAAAAAATACCAGAGTCATATTACGAGATACCACACTGGCAGAACTTGAAACATTCTGTCTATGTTTACTTGGACAGCTTAGGATGTCTAGGTGGGCGTTGTTTACACAGGGCAGGCAGACACTACAATTACGATTTTGACATCGTAACCCCGGATAGAGATTTCCATATTGAATTAAAATATAACACAGGATCTATTGAAGATGCTCCGCAATTCGTCTCTCCAATGAAACCAAGTCAGTACTTGTCACGCTCTTACGAAGAATATTACTATGACAATTACCTGTCATTTTTATCCATCAAAAGCGGAATTCCAATGCCATCAAGGGAAGATTTCCTCAAAGAGATTCATTCAAATAAACCAAAATGTATGTCTTCCTATCAGGAATTATATTATAAAGGTTGCGCGAAAAGCAGCAAATATTCCGGGCAACAGGAAGACGTTGAGTTTTACGAACTCGCAAAAGAAAAGACGAATGAAAGCATTTCCACTTTCATCCAAGAAACAACTTTAAACACAGAAGCGTTAACAGATTATTTTCAAAAAACACAGAAAGACAAAATATACATGCTTTACGTAGACGGAGAATTCATTAAACAAGAAGTCAATATGGATGACTATTTCATTGAAAGTGTTGTCCCCAACGCATACAAATACAGATATGAAGCAAAATGTAAAAGCGGAAAACAGTTGAATATTTTACTGCGATGGAAGAATGGAAATGGGATTGCCTTCCCCGCATTTCAAATTTCACAGTTGTAGAATGTTCCGCGAATATTCCGCGAATATTCAAAGATAGATGGGCAATATATTATTTAATTCTGTTGTATTGATTGCGTTATTTCCAAAGTAAATACTGATAAATTCTTGTGTTCTTGTGTCGTCAAAGGATGACATTATTTTGCCATATAATATCATCAATTCTTCTCGCGATATTTCGTGTGCGTATTCAATAGATATTAAATGATTTTCAATAAGATAATTTTCTTCGGTAATGAGACAATAATTAAAAACATATTCCCCTTTTCCGTATCCCCGGTTAATGACAAGCGTTAAATCACTCAATCCTTCCTTGTCAATAAAATTCTTCTTTTTTTCGTCCTTGTATTTTTTCTTGACAATCGCATGAGAAACAATGTCTGAACTGTAAATAAGTCTTGTTTTTGTTGGATCGTCTGTGAGTATTTCTTTACATTGATTCCAGACAACTGTCCCGACTTTTACTCTAAATCCCATGTCTTTTAACGTCGTCGAGTTTTCATACAATTTCGCAATTCTTTTTCTCTTTTCTTCGGTAAAGAAGACAGTGTACCCTTTTAAATCAAATGAATCATGGCATTTTGTTTTTTGAACAATTAATAATACAGTATCTTGTTGTGTTTCGATATATTTCTCTTTACATTCCACGATATGTAAAATCTTATATTGGGCGAGATGCTTTCTGGTTTTTTCGTAAGAAAGACTATTCAAAAAGTTTGCGGGCAATACAAAACTTAGATATCCATCCTTTTTCACCAACTCCAACGATTTGATGACAAATAAAATAAAAATATTTGGTCTCCCGTCAAAGAATTTGTGATATTTTTTATCCACTTCGGTTTTTTTCATAACAAAGTAAGGAGGATTGCCGATAACGAGATCGAATTTTTCACATGTCTCGTATTCTAAAAAATCCATATTTAAGATAGGTCGCGACATACACATTTTTTCATTTTTTTCAATCCCCGTTATTTGTAAATGAGGAAACGAAGAAAGGGCGTCTATATATTCACCTGATCCACATGAAGGTTCCAAAACCTTTGTTATTTCAGACAAAGGCAATAAAGTAAGATTGTGTTGGATAAAATGTGGAGGAGTGAAAAAGATCCCATTGTCCTTTTTTTCTTTTTTCGAGAATTGCGAAGTTAAATCTTTGGAGAGCTGTGAATACATTTTGTTTCTATAATATATAACTTTTATATTTCAATTTTAATCTTTCATTTAAAACGCCGTTTTTACTTGATTTATTTGTTCAATTTTATCATATACATCTCTACAGCATAC